TCCTAATCAAACTCCTGTTAATCCTCAACAGTTAATTCTTCCTAATCAAACTCCTGTTAATCCTCAACAGTTAATTCTTCCTAATCAAACTCCTGTTAATCCTCAACAATTAATTCTTCCTAATAACCCACGCACAAAATCTGTTTCATATCCACAACTATATAAATTAGAATCTAATGAAACTAGCCCTTGGTTCAATAATTCTCCTCTTGAAGAAACAGATCCAAGTATTAATATTAATAGACGAAGATTACCACAAACGGCTATACATACAAAATTAATTCAAATAGAAAATGAGATTAATTCAGGACAACAATCGGATATAGAAAAAAAAGCGGCCAAAATTGAAAATAGATTACCGCCAACATCTTTAGAGTGGGGAATTTCTCAAAAACCAAATCTTTTTTCTGGTATTAGTGAGGCTTTTGGGGGCGGATTAAAAAATATACTTAGCATGGTTTCAGTAGTAGGGCTTTTGGAAGTTGGTTTTCAGGCTGTGGCTTTTTCTATTCAGAATAGTGTTTTTGCATTGGTTAATATGGCAAATGAAAGTTTGTCCATCGCTGAAAACTTGGAACGAGTAAAAATTAAACTGAATTTTATTGAAGATAATGCAACTAAATCTAAAGATATTTTTAAATCTTTTGCTGAACAATCCAAAACTTTAGGAACTAATCTAGAAATAACCACTAGTCAATATATTGATTTAAAACAAGCAACAACAGGAACTATTCTAGAACCTCAAAGTAAAAAAATAATAGACCAATTTCAGCAAAGTTTTACCGCACAACAATTAGATCAATCATCTAGGAATCAAGCAATTGGTGTTATTACAGATATAGCGTCCGGTACACCGATAACACCTGAAAAATTAACTCGTACTTTTTCGCAAGCTTTACCCGGTGGATTAGAAATAGCTGCTAGAAGCCAAGGGTTAAGTCAAGATCAATTTCTCCAATTAGCTCAGCAAGGTGGATTAAACAGAGAAACATTTTTACCTAGATTGGCACAAGAGGCGCAAATTGAATCTCAAGGTAAACTAGAAGACGCTTTAAATTCACCTTTAGTAAAAATAGATCAGTTTTCAGCAAGAATTAAAGAATTACAAGATAATTTAGGACAAGGTACTTTAAGTGCTATTGGTAATTTACTTACTCCTCTCAATGCTTTATTTGATATTTTTGCTAAAAACAGTACAATTATCACAGCATTTTCTTTGGTAATTGGAAATCAGTTACTTTCGCCTTTTGTTACAGTTATAAATTTAGCAAAAGGGCTTACAAGCGCAGTTTTTGGTTTATTTATGCAATTAGGTATGACACCTGGTGAAGCTATATTTAATGGATTAAAAACTGGATTAAGAGTATTAGGTACTGAAGTAATCAAACTTGGTGTTAGCTTTGCTGCTTTCTATGCCGCAATTAAAGCTTTTGAGTTAGGAAAACAGTTCTTCTTTGACCAAGATGAGGACATCAAAAAAGAACGGGATAAAGCAGAAAATAGGCTAAAAACAGTCGGTCAAACTCCGGAAGATAAATCTAAAGTTTTTAATATTGAAAATTATAAGCCTACAACTACTGGAGATTTTTGGGGTGATTTTAATAAAAATGTTGCTGATATTCAAGAACAATTAAAAAACAATCCTAATGTTACCGGACTAGATAAAATTAAATCAGCGTTTACTGTAGCATCTCAATTTTATTCACTTCCTGAACAAGAACGCAATTCAGCTAATGTAAGTAAAACAATACAAGCTGATATTAATTATGCAAATAGTCAAGAAATTAAACAATATAGTAATCCTGAGTTTAATAAACAAGTTCAACAAGAAATAGGAAACTATAGATCTCAGGAAAGACATTTATTAAGAGAAATTGAATATAAAGAAGAAACGGGACAAGATGCAACTAAAGATAAAGCTAAGTATAATCAAATTCAAGAAAAAGAACAATCTGTAATAACAACTAAATTCCCGCAATTAGCTAATCTTCAAGCAGCTAAAGATTCTTTAGAAAAAACAACTATCCCAGATATTATTAAAGGTAGCGATACTGAAGCTATTAAAAATGAAAAATTAACACAAGCTTATAAAGCTTTAGCTGGCATCAATACAGCTATAGACCAAATTAATCCTATAATCAATCAAACGGGGACTGCGTGGTTAGCATTAAATCGAAAAATATTTGATATTAGCCAAACATTTGCAAATTTAGACTATAAACTTCAAAATGAAACAGCTTTAGCTCATATTGATATATTAGGTAATCAAATTCAAGGACAATACGGACAACAAGGCGCACAATTATCTCAATTTCAATTAGATAATAATATAGGAAAAGAAAAAGAACAAACTTATAAAACTACTTTAAAAATAGAATATGCTGAATTGAGGAAAAATCTAGAAGCACAAGCTTCAGGTAGTTCGATGAGTAATGCCCAAGAATTTGCAAAACCTAATAGTTTAGGGAAAAATGTTATTAAATCAATTCAATCGGGTGATTTGTCTCCTCAATCAATTCAAGCTTTTATAGAAAAATACCAAGGAAAAACTACATTTTCACCTGACCAATTAGGTATTTTAAAATACGCTAAACAAGTAGCTGAAGACCAACAAAAATATTTAGATATTCTTCAGGGGAATAAACAAACTGAATTAAATCTTATACAAGTTCAAATTGCTATTACCCAAGCAGCTAAACTTCGTCTCAATTCTTTAGTTCAATCTCTAGCGGATTTCAAAAACACTCAAGCTGATATTGCAAAAAATCAAGCTGTAGTCTCGCTTAATCGTCTTCAAGCTTCAGGAAGTATTGGTAGTTTAGCAGCACAAGGTCAAACGGCACAGATTAATGTATCTGACAGCAGCGCTAGATTTGCAGCCGCCAATGACCAATTAAAAGGACTTCTAGACAATCTTGATAAATATGATGCTAAAACTATTAGTCAGTTCAAGGATATTTTAGGCGTATCTCAAAATATTGATTTAAAAAACTATTTACAAAAAACATCAGCTAATTCCATAGAAGCTAGATTTGCTAACCCAACACCTGAACAAGCAGGATTAATAGAAACTGGCAATCCTAATTTAATTCCTTTAAAAGAGACGGGAAAAGAAATTGCTAATACGGCTCAACAATCTAGACAAAGCAACGAGGGACAATCTGCGGCACTAAAAGAATGGCAAGATTTTCAAGTCTCACTACAAGATTCTTTAGTCAGTTTGGCAAAAAACATTAGAGGGTTAAATGAATCTTTTGCTGATATGGGTCGCACTCTTAATAAGCAATTATTGGATGCTCAGAACGCTTTAAAAGAGGCTCAAGCCAATCTTTCAGCTAATCAATTTAAAGTCGATGTTCAAGGCATTTTAACACCCGGTCATAGTGGTTTCTTTAGGGAATTAGAAGGTATCATCAATGATTATGTAAGCCAAATTAACCAGATTAATTCTCAGTCTAATCGGACACAATCGGACAGATTATCGGTTCAAGACCAAACCATACAACTAACTAGAGAGATTAGAAACCTAGAAGAACAAAGAGTAGAAGCTAGTCGTGAGATGGCTAAATCTCTTTTAGGAACTGCTAGTTTAATAAATGGTCAATCTGATTTACAAGTTAAAACTTGGGAAGCAATTACTAGTAAAATTGGTTCAGCAGGAATATACGCTGGTAAAATTGCTGATATTTTTGCAGGGATTTTAGGGAAGTTTCAAGGTAAAAAAGAACCGACTAATCAAGAATTGAGCGGGTTAGCACCTAATCAAAAAGGACAAATCTCTACAGGTAATATATCACCTTTATCTGTGCCTAGTAACGCAAGTAATCCACCTATTTCTTCATCTAAAACTAATGGGATTCCACCTGAAATTCGTGCTTTTGAAGAGATAATTGGGTTTGCTGAGACTAGGGATTATAAAGATCCCTATAAAGCTGGACCTGCTTTTATGCCCCAATATAAATTGAACTTAAATCAATTTCCCACGGATTTAAAATCAAATTGGAATTATGGCAGATACCAAAATGATAATGAAGATGCTCAATATTACGGGTTTAAAAAGAAATATAAAGACCTTTCTCCAGCTAATCAGGATAAAATGACTGCTGATATCCTATCTGATGAGCAGAGATTCCCAGGTGGTTTAGAAGCTATTAAAAAAGCTTTTAGCACTCGTAAACTTGAAGATTTACAGAAAGCTTTTGATATCTACAATAAGTTTTGGGTAAGTCTTCCGGGTGGATCTCAAAATGGTAATGGTCAAAATATTGAGGCTAATCTTCCCAATCTAGCTAAAGTGGGATATAGAGCAATTAATCAATTACAATCATCTCTCCCCGTTCCCGCTTTACCGCCAATTACACAACCAACATCCATTATTAATAAGCCTACAAAACCTATTGAACCAGATGAAGGTTTAGGTCAATTTAACGATAATAGACAGGGGCAAGTTCCCGTAACTCCTGTACAAACTGAAACTCAACAAATTATTTTTACACAACCTGCATTACCGATTGAGCAATTTAATCAACCTTTTAACCTGCCTGCTATTCCTTCACAAACTAGCGTATCTCCCACTATTACTTCTTCAGAATTTAGCGATAAAGTTCAAAAAATAGAATCTTTAAACTATCAACGAAATGATGTAGAAAAGAAAAATATTGTTGTACAAACTAATTTGGCTGGTCAAGATGCTTCTAATAAATTAGAAAATCAGCGACTTGATACACTTCAAAAAATCAGAGAAAATCAACGCCAATATTTAGATATTGCTAGTAGAAGCGTTAATGAACTTCAAAATATTTTAGATAAAGCCAAAGGATATCAAACTTACCAAGAGCAGATTAATCAAGCAGCTAGAGAAACTACTCAAGAATACAAAGCACAAAAAGAATCTATAGAAGATAATATCACTCAATTTGAAAGAATGCGTGATTCAAGTACTGAAAATATTAAAACAATACAACAACAAATAGATTTATTAACAAAGCAAGGAAAACCAATACCTATAGAATTAACTACTGATATTAAAACAGGTCAAGAACTCAATAAACAAATTGACCAATTAATAGGAAAAGATGGAAACTCAGGTTTATTACAACAAAGATTAGGTGCAGTTCAACAAGCTGAACCTATTGCAAGACAATCTACACAATCTCAAGAAACTTTAAATAAAGCTATTCAAGCACAACAAGAACTTACTAAAATTAGATCTGATTTTGTACAAGCCAAAATTGAAAACGGTGATGATCCTTTAGGTGCATTAGGACAAGAAGCGGCAATTCTGCAAGCTAAATTAGATAATCTTGCTCGCACTAAAGATGCTGAAGAAATGATCCGAGGACTTGGTGGTGAAGCGGTTTTAGGTGCAGCTAAAGTAAAAGAACTACGTGATACAGTAGACCAAACTAACCAATTAAAATTGGAACAAGCTCAGAGAAACGGTAATAAATTTGAGGCTAATTTCCAATCAGGCTTTGAGCAGTTATTTAATGGCAGTACAACTCTGTTTGGTCGTGGTGGTGGCAAAAGAGAACTAGAACTATTGTCTGAATCAGTAAAAACTATGTTTTCAGGACTTACCGAACAGGCTAGTAAGGCTGCTTCTAAATTTATCACTTCATTAATATTTGGAAATCAAGGTACAGGTGGATCGCCTATAGATGCAATAGGAGGGATTAATGTTCGTCAAGCAATTAGTGGTAATGCCGAACCAATTAACAAGATTGCTCCTCAAAATTTATCTAATAATCCTTTAGGTTTAACTAGTTCTCTACAAGGTATTGATTTTAGTAATGTTAATGATTTAACTACAAATCTTACTAATCTTTCTGTTCTTGACTTTACTAATGCCAATAGTTTTGTAGATACTTTATTAGGAGTCGGGAACACAACAAGCCCCACTGGAAAACAACCTCAAAATCAAGATATTCTTAGCAATTGGTTAGGGATTAATAATCAAACTTCTTCTGCCCAAACAAATGGAACCGGCAATCCTAACGAAAATCCTATACAGGCTGCCATGGTGGCGCTTACTGGTAATAAAGATTTTTCTAATACCAATCCTATTTCTGCTGCTTTGGCTGCTTTGGGCAATAATTCAGGGAGTCAAACATCTAATAATCCCCTTACACAAGCCATAAATCAGATATCAGGAAATTTAACACCTAAGCCTATTAATTTAGCTCAAAATGCAACAGATAACACATTATCTAGTTCAATGTCTGGTCTTAATCAACAGGTAGTAGCTTTAACCCAATCTTTTGCTAATCTCAATGCTCAAGTTTCAACTAATGGAAATGTACAACCAAGCAATCAAGCACTTACATTTGGTAATAATAACAATACACCATCAATTAATTTTGGTAGTAATAAAAATAGCAGTTATACTAATCCGATTAATAATGACCTGCGAGACCTCAGTTTTACAAAACCCAGATCGCCTTTAAATTTTGGCGGATCTGCAACATCAAGAAGTGCAAGTTCCCCACTATCTTCTTTAAAAAATCTTTTACCAAAATCACAGCCTTCAGATTATTTAGGAATACCCGGACTACAGATAAATAATGGATTATTCCAGATAGCTGATACCGGTTTATTATCTAGTACTGCTAGTTTAGGAAGCAATATAGGAATTGCAGGGGCTAATGCTTTAGATGCTGCAGCAGGATTAATAGATTCAGCAGGTGCAGCGGCTGGCAGTTTGTTAGGTGGAGCTTTTGATGTCGGATCTTCTGCTGCTAGTGACGCTGGTTTAATTTTCAGTGATTTTATATTTAATAAAGGTGGTTTAGTTCCTAATTATGCAGGAGGTGGTCAAGTTGATTATTCTGCATTGGGTGCCCAAGCGGCGGCGGCACTCAATCGGGAACAATCTGCTAGTGGCAAAACGCCTGTTTTAGCTGCTCTTACACCGGGTGAATATGTAGTTCCTTTACATGAAGTACCTGCATATCTTAAAGCAAAAGAGTCGGGAGTATTGCAAGCAGGTAATTACTTTGATGGTGGTAAAGTACAGCAAGAAGTTGCAAATTTTGATAAAGGAGGATTAGTAGGCACTAAACCAACCAGTATGATTAAAACTCACAATTACTTTACAGGTGGTAAATTACAACATGAAATAGAGAATTTTAATACAGGAGGATTAGTAGGCACTAAACCAGCCAGTATGATTAAAACTCACAATTACTTTGATGGTGGTAAAGAACATCAAGAAGTTGCAAATTTTGATAAAGGGGGAATAGTAGGCACTAAACCAACCAGTATGATTAAAACTCACAATTACTTTACAGGTGGTAAAGTACAACATGAAATAGAGAATTTTAATACAGGAGGATTAGTTAACTATAAAACCCAAAATTACGAGACAGGGGGATATGTCAAAAATGTTGAAAATTTTGTCAAAGGTGGCACTATTTCATCTGAAAGTTCTTATATCCAAGAAGGTCATAAAAAGTCTGTTGAAAATCATTTTAAAGGCGGTGTAGTAGAAAATATTTTTAATTATGCCGATGGTGGTGTAATCAGAAATATACATAATTCTCCTAATGTATCTAGTGCGATGAATATCAATACTTTAGGAGTTAATCCAATACAATTAAAACCTTACTTACAAACACAGCCTTTAAATAATATCAGTGTAAGAAACTATAGTTCAGGTGGTTATGTAAACCCAACTATTTATAGCCCTAGTCAAGTTCGCACATCTGATGGACAAAACAGTACAGTAGTAAATAATAATTGGAATGTGAACTATACACCAAATTCTCAAGATTCCCTTAGTGATTCTCAAATCAAAGCAAGGAATCAAGCACAGATGCAGAGAAGTATTCACAGGTTTGGTGTATGATGAAAAAACTCTTAACCTATCAAGATTAAGAGTTTTTAAAATTATTTATTGTTTGTTCTTTAGTCACTGTTAATCAATTTTTTTAAATCAACAATAAGTTTTTTGTAAACATCTATTGTTGATTTTATTTCTTTTATTTGTTTAGTGTCTTTCATTGTTTTTGTTGTCAAAAGAGATGAAAATGAAAGTTTTTGTTTGTTTTTATCTGGTAAATTTACTGCAGATTCTACTTTGACATTTTCAAAAAAATCTATTGTTTGTTCTATGGTTTTTAAATCATTTTCATAAATATTAACAAGTTTTTGATATTTATAAATTAAATTTTATATTTGTTTTGTTTTTAAAGTCATGTTGATTGTCTCTTAAGTAAATTAATTGGCAGTTTACCTTCCCTCTGCCAAGGATAAAATTAAGGAAGATTGGGGATTTTTTTAGACAACAATCTTAATACTATGTCCCATTTTAGAAATACTATTTTAGATAAATCATAGTATTTCCACGCTATTTTAATTTCTCCTCTTTTTCGTGCAGCTAAAGCTGCCAATCTAAGCAGTTCAGTTTGTGCCCAATAGTCAATGTGTTTTTGTTCTAATTCTTGTTTATTCATTAGCTATTTAACAATTTGTGAAAATTTTTAAGACGCATATCTTGCAAATCTTGGTAACGCAAGATCTGTATAAGTTGTTTTTTGGTTGCTGTATTTTTAACAGCAATTTCAGTTTCAGCAACTAATTTTAACAATTGTTTTTTGTTGTATTTGTCGTAATTATCAAAGTAGCCCATTTCTTGTTTGTTCATTATTTTTCTCCTTATTTTTGCCAAAGTTGACGTGACAATCCAGCAAGCGCACAGGCTCTTCTTAATGCCATGGCAGAAGCATTACTAGCTGGATCACCATAGCCGCTACAAGCAAGTAACTCTTCACCTGTTGCACTGAAACTAACTAAACGGTCTTCTCCATAAAAGGTAAGCTCCCCAATTACGATAAGTCGGGCGTTTACTTTGCGAGTAATCGGCTCACGTGCTTCTGTAACTGTTTGAATTTGGCTTGTGGCTTGAGTCTCACGGACTTCTTTGATAGTCCATGCCCAGTTGCCCAGTCCTGCACGGGCATCTAACAAATCTGCATAATCTGCCCAAGAAATAAACTGAATTTCTGTACCTCCTTGTTTACGAGTACTAATTAAACTTTTAGGAACAGGTTGACGTAACCGTGTAAGGATTTCCGCAATTTTCATTACATGGACTCCTGTGTAGCAAGTTGGTGTAAAACTTTTTGCTGTGCTTCATGAGCGAGAAGTTTGGCTTCTCTGAGCACAGCAAATTTTGATCGTACAAAAACTTTTTCGGAAGGCATACCGTTTTTATAAACAACGGTAATATTCCACCCTATCCGTGCTTTAGTTATTAGGACCACACCAAGTCCTAAATTTTGAACAATATCTGTTTCTGGAGCAAACAGAGTAGAATTAGAATCAGACATTTAATTACCTCGCAGGTTTTAAGTGTTTGAGGGGGAGAGTGTGATTGGTCGTCTTCTCTACCCCCTCTATATTTGTTATTATAAGAAAGTTATAATCATCATGCAAGAGTTTAAACGTACGATTTTATGGAAAATCTTAAAAATTGTGAAAAAAGTATCTTTTAGAATAAATGAATTAATGAATGCAAGAGGTTTAACTATAAATAAAATGGCTATTGAAACAGGACTTACTCGCCAGACGATTAGTCGGCTTTGTCACAATCGATCACACAATGTAAGTTTTGAAACCTTAAGCATACTATTGGATTATTTTAATTGTGATATCGGTGATCTATTAAAAGTGGATGAGATCACCGAGATAGAAATCAACAAGTAGTAAGATATTAACATCTCTTTTTGCTATTTCAGTACGCCATTTGACGAACTTAAAATCTAGTCCTAGCTTAGATTTGATATCTCTTTGAGCGTTTGTACGACTAATACTAAACTCTTCAGCTATTTGTGGAATAGCTACACCAAACTCCCCATCTTCAGACAAAAGACCTTGAATTGTGTATAGTCCAATTTGAACATCTGCTATGGATGCTTTTTTGATATCATTAGTCATGTTGATACTTTTTGATAGAGTTAATACACAACACAGGAGAAAGTTTGACAGCATCTCCTGTGTTGTTAAAACAAAACTTGATTAAAAAATCAACAAATCACAAAGGTAATGCAAGTTGTTGTCCTTTACCAACATAAGTACTGGCTTGGCTAAGGCGAATATATGGCGGTGTACCTGAGCCATTAAAAACACCATTAAAATCAGCCATCATTTCTGCTGGAGTATAAACAAATGATTCAGTATTAGTTAAACGAGTATTAATTAAATTGGTATTAGACGGATCATAAGATTGAAACAAATACTGAGCAATTTCACCAGGTGCATAACCTATATCGGTGTAATCTTTTAAACCACCATTAAGATAAGTTCTGCGAATCCAATTTATTGTGATTGTGCTATCGGGATTAAATACAATATAAGGGTCTACAACGCTATATGGTTTAACCGAAACAGCTTGATAAGTAAAAGAAGTTGGATTAGTAATATCAGTTTCATCTACTCCGGCTGGTGCTAATTTATATAAAATAGTTTGATTAATATAAGATTGTTTAGCTGTTAATTTAAAAAGATTTTGTAATAATACAATTTGTTCACCGTTAGTGTGTTTATTCATTGCCCATTCAGTGCCACGCAATCCTCTAATAAGGTAAGAAAGTTTATATTGATTAGCTCCTAATAACGTTACATCTCTAAAAGCAATTATTTCATCACCTACTAAAATTAAATTAGTAGATGCCAAAAATTGATCTGTGGTGCAATTATTTATTACTTTGCTACTAGACACCACAAAACTATTAGAAGTATCAATAATACTTGCAGTGCCATTAGGCATAGTTCCAACTAATTCACCCACGGCATTACTATTAGCTACATTAAGCGCAAAACTATATGTAGTGCCACCATCAGTAGAATAAAAAACCTGTCCTGTTGTAAAATTTGAATCAGCTTTAACTGCAAAATAAATAGTAAATGGTGGATCATTATCTGAAATCAAAGGAATATCTAAAGGAATTAATGTTGCGTTTCCTACAACAGGAGGATATGTTATTGACGGTGTTTGTGGTATGGCATTATTGGTAACTTGATTGGGCCCAAAAAACGCACTATTGTTATAAATATCGTATGATTGAACATGACTTTGGTTATTATCAGGAACTTGAACTACCATTACTATTTGGAAATTAGTTCCTATATTTGGATTTAATCCGGGTTGTCCAGGATATAAATTGTTAGAATTTGTAGATACTAAACTTGTATCTAATGTAGATAAAAATTGACTAGGATCAAAAGTAGGTTGTGAACCATATACCACACCTGATCCAGCTGGGCCTAACAAAGGTATAAAAGTTCCGTTATTGCCCAACACACCCATAGAAATGCCATTACCGCTATTACCTTGAACTATTTGAAGATTATCAGCACTTCCTACAAAAGGTATAGAGGTTCTAGTATAAACAATTGAAGGTGTAAAATAATTTCCTGCAACACTTAAATATGTTTTAGTATTAGTATAAACTACAAATACATGATATAAATAAATAGTACTATATTGACTATTAATATATTGATTGCCTTCAATTTGAACTATAAAATTTTCAGTTAAAGTAATTTTAGAAAGTTGTAAAGATAATTGGCGAGTACCAATATCTAAAGCAATAACATTACCTAGTTTTAATTGCCCATACCAACAAGGAAGCAAATTAATTCCAGAATAAGTATTTCGTTGAACAGCAATTTCTGAAATTAATCTATTGGCAATTCCTAAAGTTTCACCCGGATTGCTTGATAAACGTGTTTGAATAGCCAATGGATTATTATTTACAGCAACAGGGTTTCTGGCATAAATAGTCCAAGTATTGTGTGAATTCCCTAAATTAGTCATACTAATTTGCACTTCCGAGGGAAGTTCTCTAGCGTGAAGAATTTTTTCTTTAAATAAAGTACCAGATTGAGAATTATTTGCAATTCTAGTTCCTAAATTACTTAAAGCCACAGTTAAAGTAATTGAAGGTCTATTCTTTTGAAGAAAACTAATAGTGCCATCTTCTTCTTCTCTAGAAACTAAAAAAATAAACGTTCAATTTCCTCTACATAATCTTGATAAGTTTCACCTGAGCGCTTGTAGAGAAACCCTTGGCTATATAAACCACCTGGTATATCCGATAAATTTAACTTAGAAGCATCAAATCCTGCTGATGTAAAAATATCTGTAATAATATCAGCTATTAATGGAGTCGGCCCAAATTTGCCATATACTTCAACATCTACTTGGGGGAACCCTGTTCCTTCAAATTCAGCTAATGGATACCTATTTGTGACAATGTAACTTTTATCTTGAAAATTAGGAATATTAGTTCCTTCAACACTAGAAATTATTGTAGATATTGATTGATGAGGTTGACCTAAAAACCTTTCTGATAATTGTGCAAATCGTTTGGAATGATTATCAGTATAATAATTGCTATTGTTTACGTTATAAGCGTCATTGTAATTTAATTGACCCTTCTGAAACATAACTAATCTGGTAAAAAAATTTAATCCTCTATATGGATTAGTTTTAGAATCTTCATCAAAAATTTGTGTTCCGTTCATCCAGACTCTTTTGATTCCAGTTATTGGGCCACCTATCAAAAAAGCTGAAGTCATGTAATACAAATATTGTCGATTATTACCACCAAAACCCTTAGACGCTGTTTGAATAGTTTGAATTAAAGGTAATGACCAAATCATGGGACAACCATTAATTCTTACTAAACCATAAGGTTGAACTATAGGCGAACCATACCCCGTCAATGGTTTAAGAGCAAGAGGATCTAATTGACCAATTTTTTGGACTGGTTGAAGTAAATGACTAAGGTATGAACCAGCTAACCCGATTGCTAATGGAACTATTGCAGCCATTCTTTTTTTATCCTATAAATTGCAGCTATTTTGTCTTTGTAAAAATTAATAGCTGTTATGTGTACACCATGCAAATTATCAGCATGTATAATTTTATCATTACCTAAATATAAAGCAACATGACAAACTAATTGCCCATAATTAATTACTAAAATATCATCAATATCGTAAGGTGATTGAACATTGTATAAAGATTTAATTGTTTCTAAAGTATTAATAATAGAATTAAATCTTGGAATTCTAGGATAATTAGGAACTGAAAAATCTTTAGGTATAATGCCAGATTCTCTCCCTATACCTATTAAAAATCCTACACAATCACAGCCTAAATGTTTAGTAGATTGATTGTGTATCCATGGAGTTCCGACCCATTCTAAAGCAATTGATGATAATTTACTCATTTAATTAGGTACTATAGGACTACTAATATAAAAATCATTGTTTGGCATAAAATGCCCTTTTGATGGTATACCACCAAAATTAATAGCATTATTATATAGTTGACTACAAGTAGAAAATTGTTTATCACATCCTCCTTGTAAAGTTACAGTATCACCTGCTGACATTTGAAAAAAAGCAGGAATGTTTAAAGTTATTAAAGTAGTATTGGTTGCAGATTGATATACATTATCAAATATCATAAATGATAAATTTTCATTAGCGCCACTAGTAAATTGACAATAACCAGCCATTAATTGATGGTCAGGTATTGAAACATTATCAACCATTATAAATCGTGGTGTATTGGAAAATCCTGTAGCATTGACAATAGTAGCTGTGTAAGCATAAAGAGATTTATTAACAGTACATTTACTATTTCCAAAATTGTAAGGACAATACGGAGAAGTTTTAACTGAAACAGGTTGTTTTAAAAGCGTTGCAGCTTCACTTAAATTTTCCATAGTGTAATTAGTATCACTGCTAATAATTTCCCCAACTACGCCAGTTTGCTCAACAATAGCTCCTAATAAAGTAGAGGGTGGGTTAGCGTAATCAATTACTGCAACAATAATTTTTGCGTTATCAAAAAAACCTGACGCTAGTTCCGCTTCTGTAATTTGTGAACTTTTAATTACAGTTTTTATTTCCTGATTATTAACAGCCCATGACAAATTTTGTTCTAACGCTGAAGGTTCAAATGCAGTGCTGGCATCATAAACTTGATTATCTATTGTGATATCCCGATCGGCTGTTGTAAAACCATATGTTATTGATGAACTAATAGTTGGAACTGTGATGTTACATACCCTAGCTAATGTCATTAAAGGATTAGAAAGAATATCAGAAGGGGATTGTAAAGGATGATCTAATGTGGGAGTAGTGTTACCTCGATAAAGTTTAATTTCCAAAGGATTTAATTGATATACAAAATTAGTAGAAGTTAAACTGTAAGTTATTTCTTGAGTATTAAATCTAGCTAAAACAGTTTGTCCAGTCAAAGCTGTATCAGTGTAATAAAATTGCGCCCCGTTAGCTTTATTAGCTAGCCAAAATGTCAATAAAATGTTTAATTGGTCTTGGCTAAAAGTTTTTCTTTGACCAAATATTTGTCTAAAAATAGGTATTTGTAGTCTTGTAGTTCTGTACCTAAAACCACTACTAAGAGTAATTATTTCAGTATCATAATCTGAATAATCTTCATTTTGAGCAAAATAATCTAATCCTGCGGGAAAAGAAACTACATTATTGCCCGTAGCAGGAGTGTCTTGCAAAACATCCAAAGGGTAAATGTAAGGTTTTTGTTTAATCTCTTTTAAAAGCAATTTATTTACTTCAAAAGTACTTGGACTATTTACTCTGTATGTAAATTCATCACTATCAAAAGTAACAGGTACATAAAAACTAAAAATAGCTTTAATTAAATTAGAACTAGATGATGGTGCTGTAGTAAAACTTATTTGCCCAACATCTAACAATGTCCAATTAGTTAATGTTGTTCCACCTTGGTTAATGCTTGATAAAACTTTTACCTCAGTAATTGCCCGATAATGGATATTATTACCCACTTGATATTTTTTAATAATCTGAAAATTTTTTCTAGAACCATCTGGAGCCGGATATAAAAAACCTTGTTTATTGCTAAGGTAGTCGCTTTTATCTTCATACAAAAAACTATAATTAGATCCTTTGGCTAAATCATAAAAATTAGCAATATTAGTAACATCAGCTTTAGTAAGAATTTTTCTGGCAAAATTAAAAGATCTAATAGGGTCTTGCCATTTTACAATTCTTTGTTCTACTCCAGAAGAATTGATTAACACCAAATTAGAAAAAGCTAAATTGATAGCGATACCAACACTTTCAACAATAGGAAAAGCTTGTGTAATATCAACCATATTAATAATTAAGCCCTAATCCTTTATTAAATAAATAACTTATTTCTGTAGAAGAAAGCATCCTAGACCACAAACCAATTTGTTTAATCCAACCATTCCAGTAAATTCCAGATGTTCCAGGTCCACTATAACCATTAAGAGCGCCAATCCATAAAGGTGAATTACTTGGACTAACAACAGTACCTGTATAAGTAGTAGAAACTGTAGCTAAAGCTGTAGAATTATTTGCATTATAAATATTTAGATACATTGTTTTATTACTTAATTTATGTTGTACTATGATTAAATACCAATTATTAGTAACTATTGAAATATTTGACGATAATTCATTATAAGAACTGCCGTTAAATAATTGCCAACTAATTCTATTATTATTTGTTGGATCATAATATATATCCCATTCACGTCCAGAAGAAACTACATCTTTTGCAATTATCCAATTATAATTAGAGCCACCAGCTAATGATAAAGGATTAACCCAACAAGATATAGCAAAATCACCATTTGTAAGCTGTAAAGAACTATTAGATGGTATTGTTAAATATTGATTTGTACCATTAAAAAAACAGCCATCAACAGGATTACCAATTGCAGAATTTTGTGAAGTTAAATTATTAGAATTTACTGAATCATATCTAATTCCTGATGATTCAGTAAGATTCCAATAAGCGTTTAAATTAGTAAGTAAAGATGTATAAGTTTTACTAATTGTAGAATCAGGTGATGGATAAATACCACCAATAAGATTAATTGTTGCCATATTAAGTACTTGCCATTAAAATTTGAAAATTAGTTCCAATTAACGTCAACATTATAAAACCATTTCCTTTATTCAAAACTAAAGATCCTCCTGATGAACCATTTTGAATTGTATATCCTGAAGGAGCTACCAAAGTAAAATTATTTGATGCCCAACCATTAGAAAGAGTATTGCCACCAGCATCAACAAACCAATAAAGACCCCCACTAGTTGTCGGAAGTGTGACTGAAATAGCAGCACTACTAGTATTGACGGGATAAATATATTGACTAACTGGAGTAAAAGTTGAAGTTTGAATTGAAGCAACAGTCCACCCTGTTCCTGAACTAGTAGGAATTGCCGCCCAAGCTATTGAACCACCAGTTTGTATGGTAGGTACATATCCAACATTAGATACACTGGCTAAAGTGGCTATAGGAGCTAACCCAGATACTTCACTAGCTTGTATTGATAGTAAAGATTTAACTTGTGTGGGTGTAAGAGCAATAGGCGTAGCAGCACTACTAGTATTGTTACCTAAAATTGTATTAGCTGCTAAATTTGCCATCTGGGATAATCCCACGCTTCCACTAGGAATTGTTGCCTGAGCAGCCCAAGCAATAGTTCCATTAGATTGATAAGTGGGTACATATCCTGAAACTGCACCCGTATTAGATAAAGTGGCAATTGCACCTAATCCCAACAAAGTACTTAATTGTGAAGATGACAATGCAATAGGATTAGCAGAAGATCCTGATATATTACCTAAAACAGTATTATTTCCAATTGTTCCTAAAGTTGCAAGTGAACCTAATCCCAACAAAGTACTTAATTGTGATGAGGATAAAGCTGTAGGACTAGCTGCATTACCAGAAATATTTCCTAAAACTGTGTTGTTGCTAATTGTACTTAAAGTAGCTAAATTTCCTAATCCTAAAGCTGTGCTAACTTGGCTAACTGACAAAGCAGTAGGACTAGCCGTGCTTCCTGATACATTACCTAAAAAAGTATTATTACCAATAGTTGCAATGTCATTAAGAGTAATACTACCTGCTGTAATGGTTGTAGGATTATCCCAAGCAATACTTCCATTAGATTGAATAGTAGGTACATAACCTACATTACTGGAATTAGCAAGAGTAGCTAAACCACCCAATCCTAATAATGTACTTAATTGACTTGCTGATAAAGCGCTAGGTGTTTGCGATGACCCGCTTACATTACCTAAAACAGTATTATTACTAATAGCTGCAATATTTGACAAAGGTAAACTAGATAAACTAGCTAAACTACCTAAACCAAGTAAAGTACTTAATTGATTTGTAGATAAAGCAATAGGACTAGCCGTGCTTCCTGATACATTACCTAAAACAGTATTATTACTAATAGTTGCAATATCATTAAGGGTAATACTACCTGCTGTAATGATTGTTGGATTATCCCAAGCAATACTACCATTAGATTGAATAGTAGGTACATAACCTACATTACTGGAATTAGCAAGAGTTGCCAGACCACCCAATCCTAATAATGTACTTAATTGACTTGCTGATAAAGATGTGGGATTAGCAGCAGATCCAGAAACATTGCCTAAAACAGTATTGGTATTAATTGTCCCTAAAGTGGCTAAACTACCCAAACCTAGTAAAGTTTTAATTTGATTGCTAGATAAAGATGTAGGACTAGCGGAAGATCCGGAAACATTACCCAAAACAGTATTATTGGCAATATTGCCAAGAGCAATGCTAGTAGGATCTACCCAAGTTACTGCACCTGAAACCGTGCCAATGACATAATTATTAGTGCTTGATGGGGCAATATCACTAGCTTGAATATTTAATATTGCTTTAGCTTGAGCAGCATTAATAGCTGTTGGTGCAGATGTTACACCAGTATTATTAGCAAGAAAACTATTAGCTGTTATTCCAGCTAATCTGTCTAAAGTAATTGTTCCCGATGTAATATAGGCATTAGTAACGCTTGAAAGTGTGGCTAAAGAACCAAGTCCTGTAATATCACTAGCCTGAATATTTAAAAGATTTTTAGCTTGAGTTACATTTAAAGCAATTGGTGATGCTGCAGCCGAGGTATTATTCCCTAAAAAAGAATAAGCTGAAATATTACCAATTGATCCACTAGAAATATTAGTAAGTTGGCTACCATCTACCGCTGGCAATTTGCCTGAACTATCAAGTTGAACAAGGTTATTAGCTCCTGTGCCCACTGTATAATTGGATGTTGCTAAAGAATTTAATCCAGATACATCGCTAGCTTGTATTGATAGTAAAGATTTAACTTGTGTGGGTGTAAGAGCAATAGGTTGAGCAGAGCTACTAGTATTGTTTCCTAAAATTGTATTAGCATTAATATTAGGTAAAGTTGCATTAGAGCCAGCCGCACCTTTTAAATTGGTCACTATTGACCATGTATTACTGGATTTATTATAAACATCATCAGTATTTGTATTTAGATAAAAATCTCCATTTACACCATCACCGCTTAAAGGTGTTGCTGAGCCAAAATACCAAGTTGTACCATTAGTGCCATTAGTTCCTGATAAACCTGTTGCACCGGTTAAATTAGCAATTGCAGTCCAATTACCAGAAATTTTATTATAAACATCATTAGTAGTTGTATCAAAATAATAGTCACCATTAATACCTGTTCCACTAGTCGGAGTAGTTGAGCCTGAATACCAAGTTGAACCATTGGTGCCATTAGTTCCGTTGGAACCAGATGTACCGGAAGTTCCTTTAATATTTAAAGTAAGTGTCCAAGTTCCTGATACTTTATTGTAAATATCATCAGTAGTTGTATTTAGATAAAAATCACCATTATTTCCCAATGTGGTATTTGGAATAGTTGAGCCTGAATACCAAGTTGCACCATTAGCCCCTGCAGGTCCTTGTGGCCCTTGAGAACCTTGAGTTCCACCACCCCCACTACCACCAGAATATAAATTCCATGAACCATTATGGTAATAAACCCAACTAGTATCAGGTATTGACCAAACTACCAAACCTTCATAAGGGTTATAAAAAGTAAGCGTTCCATTATAGTAAAGAGCTATATTATTATCTTTTCCAGCCCACGCCCCTGTCCCTCCAGATGCCACAATATAGGCACCTTCAGCAGGAGGAGAGCCAGGGGGATTGTACATGGTACGAGATGTAACACCTTGATTTAAAATGGAAACAGCTAGAGCAAGATTATTAATTAATTGCTCTTTCAATGCCTGTGAAGCACTAAGTAAAATTGCATTATTATTTAAAATAGTATCAGTCATTTTTTAAGAAAAGCCCTCTTTTAAAAGTCAGAGGACATTAAACCATATATATTTATTTGTATTGTACATGATTGCATTATGCACTTTGTTCTAGATGCGTAAAAAGAATGGCAAAATGAGATAAATCTGTAAAAACTGCTAAAATATGGAAAACCGCAAGAAAGTTTAGAGAGTCTTGCGGTTCAAATTAATCCAAAACAAAGAATTAACATGAATAATCATAGCAAAAAAAAGATTGTAGCCAAAACTGGTGATCGAGTTAAGTTGACATACGCTGACAAAGAGTTTGAGGTCATCATTATTGATCCCAATGGATTAGGTCAAGAGCAACCTAGCGTGGGGTTAGGGTTTAGGATGACGGAAAAATATATCGGAATTCCAAATGATACATTATCTAAATGGACTTACGAAGATACGTCAATTAAGGGAGCTGGACAAAAAGAAAATAAATTGCTAGAACTTCCTTCTGGTAAGTGTTTCAGGGTGCTGCGAATAACCGGAAATGATAGTAATACATATACGGTTATTGAAGTAAGTGATTGGTTTTCGTTAGCTATAGATCTTTTGATTAATCTGGGGAAATTAGGTAAACCTGCTAAAGAAAAAATCGGATCTTTTGTTTCGTGGTTTGCAGTCAAAGGATTTTATGCTGAAGCTTATACGGCTATTAAAGGAACTTACACCAAGAAAGATTCCCGTGCTACTACCCGTTGGTTACAACTTCGGCAAGATGGAAAATACACCAGAAAAGAATACACTGATTTACTACAAGAACAAGGATGCATTGGGAATAATTATGCTTATTGGACTGATCTCATCTACGTTGGGTTATTTGATTTAACCGCTAAAGAAATGAAGGAAGTTTGGGAATGTGTTGATGGTTCAAGAAAAATAGCCAGAAACTATATCTCAAAAGAAAATGGGTTATTAGCGGTTAAAAGTTGTGAAGAATTAGTAGTTAAATTGTTTGCTGGTAATCTAAACGAAGCTCATCAAGTAGCAATAAATTTTACTAGAAGAAAATATCTTAATTGAACGCAAACCACCTTGACTATTTTGTTGAGGTGGTTTTGTTCCTTGTGTAATAACTACCATAGAAAATAAGAACATTCATTCAAACGGAGAAAAATGGCAAGACAATTAGGATTATTTGACGATCAACGTGCAACTTCACAAGCAGCTATTCAAGAAACCATAGATTCACTTCAAACCTATGGCAAGCATTACAAGAATTGGGCTATTGCTTATTCAGGTGGAAAAGACTCTACAACTTTAGTCACATTAATTCTTTACCTTTTAGAAACAGAGCAAATACCCAAACCAGAATCTTTAACAGTACTTTATGCAGACACAAGACTAGAGCTTCCACCTTTGCATTCTGGAGCAATGGCAATTCTGGAAAAGGTAAAAGAACGGGGATATAAAACGCAAGTTGTACGAGCAGAATTAGACAAAAGATTTTTGGTGTATCTTCTTGGTCGGGGAGTGCCAGCGCCCAATAACTCAACATTGCGATGGTGTACAAATCAAATCAAACTTGAACCCATGAAGCAGGCACTATTACAACTTTCTCAAGATAATGAAAGATTTTTGATGCTGACTGGTGTGAGAGTCGGGGAAAGCGCATCTAGAGATCAGCGAATTTCTACAAGTTGCTCAAAAAATGGTGCTGAGTGTGGGCAAGGTTGGTTTCAAAACGATCTAAATGGCATATCAGATACTCTTGCTCCGTTACTACACTGGAGAGTTTGCAATGTCTGGGATTGGTTAATGCTAGATGCTCCTCAATTAGGTTTTGATACAGAGCTTTTATGTGATGTCTATGGCGGTGATGATGCAACAGAAATTAATGCCAGAACAGGTTGTATAGGTTGCCCTCTGACTGATAAAGACATGGCATTGGAGAACCTTGTCAAAGATTCTAAATATAAGTATCTGCGTCCACTTTTAGGAATGAAACCTATTTTTAGAGAAACTCGGAGGTTAGATAAGCGATTAAAAAAAGTCATTGAATATAAAAAAGATGGCAGTATTGGCACAAACCCCGGTAGATGTGGTCCTGTTATTTTAGAATTTCGCTTGGAATTACTAGAAAGAATTTTAACAATTCAATCTGAAATAAATATTGCAGCAAAAGAATTGGGTAAATTGCCCGTTGATATTTTGAATACAGAAGAAGAAGCCAGAATTAGAGAATTAATTGCATTAGGTACTTATCCCAACAAATGGTATGGAGATGAGGTTTTAGGCGATTCAATTGTCGAACGCTGGTATGAAGATGGTTCTGTACAATATCCTTTGTTTTCGGTAATTTAAAATGGAAGAAGAATTAGATCCTCGTTCAGTTCCGTTGGGAGAATGGAGAGATGAACGAGAAGCATGGAAAAAACGACAATCCATTGGGGATAATCCATTCTGCAATCACGGTTGGTCTAGAGAATGGAAATATCACACACCTTTAAATGTTTGTGTGTATTGCAAAATTTCTAAACCAATTGACCATAAAGAATTAAAAAAGTTAGAAAAATTCTTGACTAAAAGATTGGCAAAACTTAATTGTGCTGAATTTAATGACAAGAATAACACTGAACATATTAGTGTTTACAACAAATTACACACTGTCAAAGATTTACTTGCCCCAAAAGGTGTTCAGTTGAGTTTTGATTTTACTTTTGATTAACTAACTTTGTTCTAATCTAAAAGCTGCCATAATAGCAATTGTAAACCCCGTTATTTTTTGAGATAAGAATAACTGGATTGCGAAGAACATCAAAAGGGTTCTGCCACTCTAGCGGGTGGCTTTTCTGTATTTAATAAATAAACCATATGTTATTTTGTTCTAATTGTAAAACCATGTGTGCGGTAAAAAATGGATTTACAAGCAGTGGCGCACAAAGATATTCTTGTAAAAAATGTAATCCTAAACCAATGCCACAACCTGAACCAAAAAAGAAACGTAAAAGAAACAGAAGTATAGGTAGATTAGCTCCAGAAATGGAAACTTATAAATCTTCAGGGCAAATTATAAAAGAATGGTTAGAAAGTCAAGGAATATCAGCAAAAGATTTTTTGAAAATTAGGTAAAAAATTTTCTGGTATATTTTGAATGAAATAAAAAATATATTAAATATATGACTGTTATCCAAAGGCTTAAATATCAAAGACCCGGAACTGTAGAGCATGGTTTATTTGAAAGACCTGACTCAATTAATGAACCATTGTATGTTGTGACAACTATTTTTAATTCTGAAAGATTTAGAAGTAGATATTCACTTTATGAAAAATTTAAAAAATATATAAAGGATTCAGGTGCCATACTTTATACAGTCGAATTGGCATATGGTGAACGAGCATTTGCTGTAACTGAATCAGGTAATCCATATCATATTCAATTACGTACAGGAGATATTTATGACGTTGGAGATAAATTATGGTTTAAAGAAAATATGATTAATTTGGGAGTTCAGCGACTTCCATCAACTTGGAGATATTTTGCATGGATTGATGCTGATATACAATTTGCTAGACCTGATTGGGTAGGTGAAACTTTACACCAATTACAAACTTATCATGTTGTTCAAATGTTTAGCGAGGCTTATCAGCTTACACCTAATTATAATGCACAACATAAATATCAAGGTTTTGCCCATTGGTATAACAATCTCTATAATGCAGATAGTTTAAAGGGCAATGTTTCTAAATCATGTTATTCTAAAGAACTTATTAATGAAAAAAACAAATCAGATTGGTCACATCCGGGTTTTGCATGGGCAATGAGAAAAGATGCTTTTGATCATTTAGGAGGATTACTTGATTGGGCAGGTTTGGGATCTGCTGATTGGTATATGTGCCGAGCTTTTGCAGGATTTTATGATATTGATTATGTAGCCAAAAGCCTAGGTTCTTCAGGATGTAGAATGCTTACTGAATGGCAAAATAGATCTGAAAAATACATCAAAAGAAATATAGGATATATTGAAGGCGCTCTTTTACATTACTGGCACGGTCAAAGAAAAGATAGAAATTATAAAGGGAGAGAACAATTTTTGATTGAAGCAGGATTTGAACCGGATTTAGATTTAAAACGGGATTGGCAAGGATTATGGCAATTAACAGACCGTTCACAACAATTAAGAAATGGTATTCGCAAATATTTTAAACAGCGTAATGAGGATAATTTAGAATAAAATGCTTGGATTTTTAACAGAAGAAAAACCTTTAGCTCTAGCAAGTGCTGTTACTTATTGGGCATTCAGATGCAGAGATAAACAACGCTCTCCAGCTATGGGCATGAAAACTTGGGAATATTTACAATCATCAATTGAAAATGCTGCTATCCCTTCTAGAAGCATTAATGATTATTTAGTTCATTTAAGTAAAAAACTAATTGTGCCAACTTTTCAACCTAAAGAATGGCGGCGTTTATTTGACGCTAAACAGGTAGTTTTAAGAGCTTCTAGGCTTGAAGATGGCAGCGTAGGTGATTTACTAGAAGTGACCACAGATCAAGCCGTCAATTGGCAATCTTGGGAACCTATTCTCAAGCAATGGGGGGTAGAATTTGGCATTACTGAGAGGCATATACTTAAAGAATGCTTAACTAAATCCCAAATGGTTGCACTTTATTGCAGGCTTAAACACGAAGAAGATAAGTTATTATCAGCATACGAAAAAGAAGAAGAGGTAGAAACAATAGATGTCTAACAAAATATCTGGTAAAGATACAGCAGAATATTACATCAAAGTTCATTTATCTGATGATTCCAAAAAAAAGACGTTATTATATACAAAAAGTTGTTAATTTTTTTAAGACAAGAAAAGTTAATTGAAAAAAAAACAAGATTGTCAAAAATTGGCGACAAAATAAATAATATACCTAATATTAAAGTATATTATGTTAATGAAAATGGAACTGAAAAATATGACAAAATTTAAAACAAACTTGTTTGTAATACTTAAATTACTGTTCATTTTAACTCTTGTAACTTTTTGGTTAATTCAACTTTGGTAATTATGCAACACTATAACCCTGATCAACGTCACAGAATCACCTTTCATGTAGTCTTAGAAACTCTTAGTCCACTTTCCCATATTGGCGAGGCTGTAGGCAACCAATCTAACCTCAAGACAATTACAATTACCGATATTGAAGGGCAGCCTTCACAAGTATTCTGTCTATCTGGTAACTCAATCAGAAACCGTATCTTAAGGCGTGTGGGAATAGATGCCATGCTTGAACGTCTTAAAATACAAGTGTCACCCATATTGCACCATGTACTTTTTTGTGGTGGTGCATTAGACGGAGGAACGGCTAATAATCTTGAACTTGATAAAAAGATTAGACAGTTTCTTCCTCCTATTTCCCTCTTGGGCACAGCTAAAGCTAAAGGTGTATTTGGTAGTAAAGATGCTCAGATGATTCCTGGCAGAATTAATGTAGGCGATGCAATGTTAGTTTGCTATGAATCTGCGCTCAACATCTACAACACTTTTGAACCAGCAATAGCCCTAGATGCTATTCAAGGATTATCAGAAATTAATCAAGCTAAAAAAGATTTAGAAGAGGCAAGAATTAATCAATTTTTATCAGGCACACAAAACAAACTAGATGACTCACAATATAAAGAAAAACTTAAATACTGGCTGCCATATTTGCAAGAAAAATTGAGACCATATTCTCACTGGCTTACCTACAATCAAAAAACTAGACGTGATAGTCACCATGACCCCAACTTAGTCAAACATTTACTTCCAGCAGCCATCAAAGAAGGTCAACAAAGTTTGTTTGGGGCTACTGAAGAAAAGCCAGATAAAGAAATTAAAGAAAAATCAAACCAAATGATTATGGGAAGTTGGTTAATCCAAGCAGGGGCTAAACTCTATTCTCGTTGGGATGCTTTTGTCACTGATGTTGAAGAGGGGTTTATGGCAGATGCTATCCTCAAGTGGAGTAGTTCTCCGTATGTAGGTGGTCAAGCAAATACAGGTTGTGGCAAGGTTGCTGCTAATATATACTATTCGTCTGAAGGTAAATCAGGAAACTGGATGTTGGTTGAAAATGGCACTCAAGTTTTAGGCGAAAGAGCAGCAGAAAAACATGAGAGATATGATGAGTATTTGGATAAATATGAAGAATATCTTAAAGATAATACTAGTGAAGTAAGAGGACTATTAGGATGAGCAAAAATATGAAAATGAGAGTTAGATTTAATGATGATTAATTATGCACAAATCTTGTACAAATTGTAAACATTTTCATATATGGTCACCGCAATTTTGCAAAATGAATGAACCTGTTTTTAATGAACTATTAGATTGTGTATCAACAGCTAAACAATGTAAATCTTGGAGTTTAAATGATCCCTCTACAAATCACAGCATATTTAGCCGCACCTTTAGCAGTTACTGACAATTTCTCCCCTGCTATTGAAGGAATAATTGAATACTCGATTAGAGAATACCTAGGATTGCTTGACCCAAATCCAATCAAGTTAGAAGACATTACACCGGTTACGCTTCCTTTACAACAGCATCTTAAAGGTTTTTATTATTGCAGTTCACCACACTACCTAGTAGAGCGAGAATCACAATCTAGATACAGAAAAAGGTGGGATTATCAAGAAAGACATTTAGATTGGGGCAATAAGAAAGCCAAATTTAGTGGAAGTGATGGACAATTCAAATCTTATGATCTTCCTTTATTCCTGAGACACACTACCCGTATTGATTGGTTTGTTGTCGGAAACTTTGATGAGATTCTATCAGCATTAGATAGAGTGACACACCTAGGCAAAAAACGCTCTCAGGGATTCGGATTGGTCGAGAAATGGGTAGTAAAATCTATTGATCAAGATTGGTCACTGTGGGGCAATAAAGGGCAAATTATGCGTCCTATTCCAGCCAGTATTTATCAGGATGTATTTCACAAACCACTTCCACCTGACCTAGTTCTGACGGCTTGGCGATTACCATCTTGGCACGTAGAAAACCAGACCTTGTGTGTGGTGCCAAAAGGAAATGTACAACAAAAAATTGAAAGACCTGTATTGAGAAAACTTGGATAAATTGTAAATATTTTATTTGAAAATGTATGGATATAGAACAAGAAAAACAATATTTTAAAGACTACGCTAAATTATCTGGCTTTAAAACTAAAGTAGAAAAAGCCAAAGAAACAATTAAAACAGCATTAGCAATAGATAAAGCTTATATTGGTATCAGTTGGGGTAAAGATTCTATTGTGCTCTTGCATCTTTGCCAACAAATTCAACCAGATATTTTAGCAATTTGTTATAGTTCTATTGAACAAGAATATGTGGCGAATTATGCTGAGACAATTTCTAGATATTGTAAAACATTTACTCCCAATTATTTGGATATTAAAGCAAAAGAAGGAAATGCTGAGACTAATGACACAGTTAAAGACCGTATATCAGCAGTAATTGATTATCCTGTAGCTTTCGTGGGATTAAGAGCAGAAGAAAGTAAACCTAGGTTTATTACCTTAAAAAAATACGGTTTAATTCATCAATACACATCAGGAAAATACAAAGGACAATATAGGATTGCTCCTTTGGCTTGGTGGACTTGGCAAGATATTTGGGCTTACATATTTTCTAATGATCTGCCATATCTTGATCTATACGATAAAATAGACCGACAATGGGGCAGAACTACAGCCCATGCTAAATATTTTTATTCTTCTAATAAAGATACAAGGTGGCAAAAAACTTCACTGGAAACAATGAAAGCTGTAAATCCGGTATTATATAATTATCTAATTTATAACGTACCTGAGGCTTTTACATAATGGTTATTGATTTTCTAAAAAGAATTTTAACTGATGACAATTTGTTTCAACAAATTATTGATTCCGATGACAAAATAAAAACTATTCAAAATATTGAATCTAATATTGATTTAGGTGAGTTATTTGAACCTGCTGAATCTTGTCCACCTGATAAATTATGGGCAATTTTTAGCCGTATTAGGTTTGAATATGTGCGACCGGTTAAGTTTAAATATATTCCTGCTACTTGTGTTGTGTCTATGGAAAAAATGCCTAGGATTTTTCCTTTTATGCCTGAAGAGGATTTAATGATAGGTTTAAAAACTTATTTTTTAGAATCATTAAATCCTAAACAAGAAAATGTAGCTTTATTTCAAAAATTTTCAAAATGTGATGAAAATACAGTAGGGCTTACTTTTTACGAATATTACAAAGCTAATAACGGACTAGATGCAATTGTAAAACCTTCTATGTTTCCTAGCAGTTATATTTTAATTCACGATTTTCACCACTTGCTTTTAAATGTTCCACCCACAACTAAAGGAGAATTAGAAGTATTAGCCTTTGAAGAAGGTTTGATCAATCGTACACAACCACCAATTTTATTACTGGAACAACTTCAAATCTTTTTGGAATCTCAAGGGCATAAACTTTTTGAAACAGAAAGATTATGTAAAGCTTGGAATATTGGCGCTAATTGTCCGCAAGGTATTTTTGATGATTTTCCTTTATTGGACTATATCAACAAAAATTTAGACGAAACCCGAAAAGAATTAGGTGTTTCAAAATTAAACTAATATAAAATATCCTCACTTTAATTTGTGGGGATATTTTATGCAAATTATATATGCTAATTGACGTTGTTTTTCCTGTATCTGGCATTAGTCTAAACGCTGACCATAACTATTATCTCTTTGCTGCTCTTTGCTATGCAGTGCCTGAATTTCACACGCTAGAAAATTTTTCCTTTAATACAATTAACGGAGTGCCAAACAACCAAGGTTTAATCAAATTGGGCAATCAATCAATCCTCAGAATCAGACTGCCTTTAGAATCATACAAACTAGTTAATACACTAAGTAATAAAATATTAATTATCAATGGAAACCAAATTGAACTAGGTTTACCATCTTATCAAACTATACAACCTAAACAAATTTTAACTAGTCGGATAGTCACAATCAAGGAAGCCTACACTGGTGAAAATTTTGTAAAAAGTTGTCAATTTCGCCTACAAAACTTAAATATTAATGCATCTCTATTGATTGCCAGACGATTGAGTGTAAGAATCACCAAGTGCCGACCTTATAATGTTGTTGGGTTTACTACAATATTAAAAAACTTAACTCCTGATGACTCTATAAAAGTTCAGGAGTTAGGTTTAGGTGGGAAAAGGCGTTTAGGTTGTGGAGTGTTTGTTTAATTTTCTATAGCAAAAAAAGCGGTTGTTAGCCGCTTGATAACAAATATTATTTTTTTAAAATTTAAAATCTATTCCTTCGGATTCAATATAATTTTCATCTTTTAAAACTATATTAAATTTTTGTTTTACAGTTTCTTTAAATTCTGCCCAAATATCTTGAATTGCCCAATCTATGGCATTTTTATATTCATCGTTATCAATTCTGTAAACAATTCCTCGATCGTCAACAACCTCTATTGTTTTTTGATAACTTGTCGTTGCTTTTTCTAAAACATCATTTATTTGATTTGGCTTTGTTAAGCCAGTTTCATGTTCATTAAAATCTATTGCAGCATTTAATTCAATGTCGTTGACTTTGAATGTAAAAAATACTATACCTGTTGATACTGTCATTGCTTTTAGCTCCTTGGGTTAATCTCTAACTTTCTTTAGTTTAGTCGGTTATTTTGGTCTTGTCAAGAGTTTTCAAAAAAATATTTTGGTAATTCTAGGCTAGAATCAAAAGAGCACTAATTAGATTATATATGCCAGAAAAACAAACTACTCAAGATACCAAGACAGAAAACCGAGGTGGGTCTCGCCCCAATAGTGGTCGTAAACCTCGTTTACCAGAGGAAAAATGTACGCACCAGCTTAGTCTTGTGGTACAGAAATCTTTACACGACAAAATAGAGGAACTGTCAAAGGATTATGGAAAACATAAAAGTACAGTAGCTGCTATCCTTTTGCAGCAATACCTTTCAGATGAGTACATTGAGTCAAGCAAAAATATTTTAAAAAACTTTTTGAAAACTCTTGACAAAACCAAAGAATAGAGTGATAATAAAGAAAGTTAAGAAACACAACAAGGAGACAAGCCAATGACTACTGCCAACAAAACCTTAGAAAAATTAATTGATCAGTCTTATGATTTACAAGGTCTCATAAAAGCAAGTCAAATATTAACCACGATCGCTTGGGATCAATACCCAAGTAATGCTTTTAAACATTTAGTAGAAGAAATCAAAACAATCTTTCCTGAATTAGGAGAGCTTATTTCTGATAAAGGCATTACATTTACCGTACTATGGAATGATAAAACTTCTGCTAGTGGATATTTTCAAAAAGGTATTCAAATTGATACAGAAGAATGGTATTCAGACTATTCAAAAAATGATGTCATTAAAAAATTAAAAGAGTTTGAAGATACTTACGACCAAGTAAGAGATGCTTTTGAAAAGTTTCAATGTTCCGTGGAAAAAGAAATCAGAGAGTATCTAAATCAGAATGATATTTTGGATTCTGATTTAGATAATTTAGTTGATTAATATTTGTTCAGAGCCTTGAAATATAGGCTCTATTTTGCTATAAAATAACGGAGAAAAAATATGAATGTAAATGCTTTTATGATATGGGCTGTTAAAGCTTATATATCAGCAGAAGATACATCAGAAGATTTATTGTTTTACGATCCTACATCTCAAGATTGGATAATAAAAAATAAATCTTCAAATGAAGAATTACCTAAAGTTTATCAGCAAATTGTTTCAATAGATGAGCTGTTTGATAATTTTGATAAATTTGTAATTCCAATCGATATCGCTAAAACTCCTAATGAAATGGCTGATAAATTGTTAGACTGCGTTTTTAGCTTTGCCAAAAAGGTAGATAAAATTTACCATCCAGAACTTTATTGAAAAATGTTTGCCTACTTTTTTAAGTAGGTTTTTTTATGTTAGTTGCAAAATCCATTTACCTTTCTGGGCAGTTAGTTGCGGCTGCCCAGTGTGATTATCAATCCTATAAAATACTAGGGTTAGTTTGCCCTTTTTGCTCTGAAGCAGTTTTTTTAAGAGCGGGAACTGTTCGGGATACTACGCTTAGAAATGGAAAAAAAGTAACACAATCTGTTCCTCCAAACTTTGCCCATTATTCTGAGGTTTTTGCGGGAACAGATTGTGAAATAAGGTCAAAATCTAAAGAAGGAAAAGAAAAATTAGAAAAATTGATTATTGAAGCTAAAAATCAACGTTTAAAGCTTTTTAATCAACGACTTTGGGAATTGTTTAAAAAAGACAGAAACGTTCGAGAAAAAAAGCTGATAGATACTTCTAAACGTAATTTTAATTCTCTTAAAGAAGTAGAGGATTTATCGCGCATAACTCAAAAATGGTGGAAAAGTAATCTCCAAAAAGTTTATGCATACATCCAAGAAGTATCCGATTCTTTTGACAAGATTACTACAAAAGAGGCTCAATACAACTTAGGTTTATCTGGAGATGTGATACAAGAACAAAAAGAAATAAACAAAAAGTATTTTGACAATGTATCACAACAATTTCATATTCAAGTATGCAAAGAGATTGCTGATTTTCTTTGCACACCTACGGCTGCACTTGCTTTTTATCGGCTAGTGCAATGTGCAATTTATACAATGAGTTTTACGCCACCTGAGTTGGCAGATACATTAAAAATATTTATGCAAGAACCGGAATACTTGTCTATGACCATAGCAGGACAAATATACGGAACTCATTGGATAAATATACTGAAAGATGAA